AGTCTGTTGATGGTAATGTAATAACTCCGTTTAAAAAGTCATTAACTCCACTCGTTTCAGTTATTAAAAAAGAGTTATATCGTGATTTATACAAAGATGTGTCATGTGAAATAAATATCACTGACTGCCTTGTTATATCATGTGTAAATTCAAACAAATAAGTAGGTGTAGATAAAGTTGATTTTTCGGTCAAAGTTAATATAATTTTGTTTACCGAACCTCTTGTTATTATAAACATTTTTATTATTTAAAAAAAAAGACTTCCACTCTAAAGCAAAAGTCCTTTTTTGTTTAACAATTAAATTATTCTATGACCCTATCTGTAATGCTGCGACTATCGCTGCGCTAACTGTATTCATTGCGTTTGGTTCTTTACCTACAAATGTAAGTGAGTAACCATTCATATCTCCCATTGCTTTGCCTGTTGCTGCATCTGCTGCGGTAAGGTCTGCTCCGTTTGTTTGCCCTAACCACCAGTAAGTACTGTTGGCATCTTTGACAATTATATGAAGCCTGTTTTGAGCAAGTGTTCGGATATTGTTTCGGTGCGATGCCGTCATTTTCTTAATAGTAAATGTCAGCGTTTGCTCGTTATACAGTGTTCCGTTTTCGACTGAAATCATTTCTTTGCTTACTAAACTCGCATTTTCTTTTTCAAGTTTATATGTAAAAAAACGTTTACCACTTGCACAGGTAGCAGCAGTAATAACACCCGAAGATGCTGTAATAGCTGCCTGTGTTACGTTATCAAATTCTGACAAGTAAACCTCAAGGACACCACCAACGGAATCCCTGCAATCAATTTCATTTCCCTGTACTATATTACATGCCATGTTTTAAATGTATTAAAGGGGGCTTTTACACCCCCTGTTTATTATGAATTTTTATAACTAACTACTTCTGTAGTGTATGCCACCTGACATCCTGATTTCCATTTAATAGAGCCTTTGATATTTTGGTCGTCCATTGAATACCAAAACTTCGCCTCTTCATACTCATTCGCTAAATCTGTTCCGTAAAACAAATTCTCAGGATATGTAGTGATGATACGACTTCCGTAAGATGCTAATGAACCTGATAATGTATTCAAACCATTAACTGCCATTACAGTCAATCCGGAACCAGGCAAAGTAATCATTCCTGTAGTTGCTGAGTTTCCTGCATCGTAATGATAAGCATTTGCATTTTTCAAAGCAATAATTAATAATCTGAATGTATCCCATCCGCAGAATGCAGTCATTTTTTTAGTTTGGTGATTTAATAACGCTGCTGGTATTTTAGCATACACATCATCAAAAATAGCAATAACATTTGCAGATGTAATTGCTGCAGTTGCTGTTGCTGAGATTGGAGAACCTGCATCGATTTTTTTCAACCATCCATCAAATTGCTTAACATCGTTAAGGTTTGTAAGTGTTGTGTCTCCTTGCCAAATTGTCTTTTCTAAAGAAAAAGAAATGTTAGCAATAACATTATCAACAATTAATTGTTCAAATGGTATTGTATCATAGTTGCTTCCTGCAATTAATTTCGTAGAAAGATACTTGTTTTCCAATGTTTCAGGACAAAAAGTATCCTGCCATTTTAACGGATAAACCGTTAATGTTACATCGCTAAAGGTAGAACTACCAGAAGAATTAAATGCACAAACACCACCAACCTGAATAGGGGCTGTGTTAGCAAATAACATTAATTTGTCTGCATTCTTGATACCTGTTTGAATAGAAATTCCCGGTATCTTTAAAGTCGAAGCACCTGTAATAGCTGCTGTGTAAATTTTGTCCGCATTCTCTCTAACGTATGTAGTTAGTGCGGATACTGTAAATCCTGCCATTTTTTTTTAGTTTTTTATATTGTTTAAATCTTCTTTAAAATTCTTTTTAAATTCAGCCATATTGAATGACCCTTTTTTTGGTTCTGCTGGTACACCTGATGGTAACTCTGCAAACTTTTCAAACAAATCAAGTGCCGCTTTAAATTGATTTTGTAATGCTTCGTGAGCATCTTTTAATTCAATAAATGCTTTCTTCCACTCAACTGAAAACTTGCCTTCTAATTCTGTTCCAAGTTCGGAAACCTTAGTAGTAAATTCCGCCTCACTCATAAATCGAGATTCTTTTATTACCGATTCAATGATTGACTTGGCTTGTGCTTCTGTCATTCCTTGCGCTGGTGCCGGTGCAGATGTTTGTGGTGCTTCTTGTGCAGGGTCAACCATTGTAGCTACTGTTACAATTCCTCCTACTGTTGTGAATGTATCCCCATCTGCAGTTGTATAATCTCCATCAGGAATAGCTATTGCTCCTGCATCGGTAACTACCATTACAGGAACTCCTACTGCTAAATCTTCTGCATCATAACGAATTATTGTAGTGTTATCGTTTAGCTTTTCATCAACAAATTTCTGTTCTGATACAAAGGCTTGTTTGATTAATTTTAACGCTTCGAGTATTTTTAATTTGTCCATAATAAGTTTATTTAAAATAATATAGCAATAATTATAAATTTTATATTTTAAAGTTGTTCTATTTCTGAAATGGTATCCAATATTTCTTGCTCAATAGTTCTCCCTTGTATCTCCATATCAAATAACCCTTCTACTGAAAAACCCTGAAACTCTCCTGTTTTAATGAAGTTCTGCCATATATCTTCATTGTCTACTTTATATGAACCCATCCAACTTCCCTCTGTTATTCCTGTAAATCCATCGGGAACATGTATCCCCCTTGATGAATCAATTATAAAACTTTCGTACATGTAGACTCCTTGTACCTGTTGTGATGCTTCGTGCATCTTATTTACGTTACCTGTATTCCCATTTCTAAAGAATTTCTGTACTATTTTTTCAATCTCTTGCTTATCGAATACTACATAGAACTCTCCCATAGTTTCCGAACGTCTATAAATAGGTAGGTCAGCGACCATTAATGCTCCTGTTATAATCCTTCTCTCTGCATCTGCTTTGAATCTTAACTGGTCATTGTATGCCATCCAATTCCTCTCTATTGCAGGGTCAGTAACTAATGCAACGAATGATACACCACTCTCATCGCCATCATCAGAATTGATTTTGATTTTATATATTGGTAATTTAATATTTGTGTCCATTTAATTAATATAGTAAAATGGTTGTTAATTATATTTTAGCATTATTTTCAATCGCTCCAACCCTGCCCTGAATAGCTGTAATTTCCGACTCCACAACGTATGCTTTTAAATTTTGATTCGGTGCTGAGTTGTCAGGCATATTAACTGTTCCGTCAGGATTGAGTTGTGTGTTTCCCGAATTTGGTGCATTGATAATCGGTGGTCTATTTCCACCCCCCGAAAAGTCAACGGACGGAACACTAACACCTGCACCACCCCCGCTGTTTCCATCATCAAACTTTGTAGATGCTATCTTTGCTAATGCTGCTGTTGTTGCTACCGATGCTGCAATAGAAGCACCAAGCCCTACATATAAATAAGGTGTCATTGAGGACGCTGATATTACTGCCCTTGCCCCTTCTATCGCTGTTTGCGCTAAGTTAAATGCCTTGTTAATTTTAAATTGCTTTTCTTTTATTGCTCTTTCTTTTGCTACATTTCCATGTACGTTATTTAATTGGTGCTGAAAATAAATATCCGATAATTGTTGTAGTGCCGCTGTTAGTTTTGCGCCAGAATCAAGTTCGGAATTAAACTGGTCGCGTTGTAATTTTTTTGCTTGTTCTGCATACTTTTGCTTAATAACTATCTTTTGGTTTTCTGTTAATTCGGTTGCCGCCAACTCCTGTTTTTGTTGTTCTAAAAGTAAAGCTAATTGTGCAGAAAGCGAATTACCTGTGCTGTAAACCTCTATTTGTGCGAGAGCGACACTGTTATCCGCCTTCGCCTTGCGTATAGATTCTTCTGTAGAGATAGCATCTAACCTTTCCTGCTCTCTCTGGTCGTGTTGCGCTTGTTTATATGCCTTATCCCATTCTGCTCTCTTTTTTAATTCTTCAAGGTATGCCTCTGATTCCAACTTGCCTTCTTCGGTAGAATCTTTTAAAGACTTTTCTCGTTTCTTTGTTTGCTGCGTTGCGTCAAGTACTAATATTTCATTCTTGAAATTGAGCAAATCGTTTTCTGCTTTTTTTATTGCATCAATATCTTCTTTGGCACGTTGTAGTTTATTTATTACGATAGCCTTTTCATATAACTCAGCCTGCTCTGTAAATCCTATTTTACGAAGCAACGATGCCTCTATTCGTAAAGAAGATTCTAATAAACTGTCATTGTTTTTTATGTCGTTTATTTTCGACCTGTGTAAAAGTATTCCTATCTCTACTTCTTTGATTTGTGCTTCAATTAGTTTCTTCTTCGTTGCTACAATAGTTTCTTCACTCGCCCCCTGCGCTGTTAATAAATCAACCTGCCTTTGAATAACACCAACCAACGCTGATACTACTTCCTTTTGTTTCTCTGCTTCCTTTGTTAGTTTTTTTGTTGAATCACTTGTCTTGTCGAGCGATTCGTATAGTGCCACCGCTGCTGCGCCAAGTGCAGCTACAATGGTTATAAATGCACCTATCGGGTTCGCTTTGATAATATTTCCAAGAACCTTAAAAGCATCCCCCATTGAAACCAAACCTTTTATTCCTTCGGTAAAAGCCATCACAGCCTGAACTTTCAATAGTGCTTTTTCTAATTCTTTTGATTCTCCACCAAACAATGCTGCTGCGCCTGTTGCTGCTTGAAAGCCACTTGCCAAACCACCGACAACTGTTGTTACTGCCTGTACTTTACCTTCAGGATTAAATGCTTTTATTGTTGTGTTTAAGTCCCCAATCTCATCTTTTATTTTACCAAGTTTTTTTAGCGATGCGACATACCTGTCCGACCCCGCAGTTAGCCCATCGAGTTCTTTTTGTGTTTCCTTAAATTCCTGTTTTAAAGATTTTAAAGACTTCGCACCTTCACCTACATCTACACTTGTTTCAAATGCTACTTCTATCATATCGTTATATTATTCTATAAGTGAAAGTAAAATACATTGGCTGGTTTGTTATGTCCCCAGCAATCCACACCATTTCCGCCCTGTCGTTTGTTGCATCGCATCTTATTGCTGCACCCTGCCCCGCTATTCCTGATGCAAACGCTGTCCCGCCACATTGTTCTGCTGCTGAAAAATTACTTGCTATCGGTAATGATATTCCTAACTGTGTAAGTGTTGCAGGTGTTACAGGGTCAACATCTACTTTGCCGCTTACTGTTACCACGTTTCCTATTCTGAAATATTGACAACTATACGCTGTTGATGCTGATAGGTTCGCAGCGTTTGTTAATGTCGGTGTGTATATTGTTCCGCTTGAAAAACCGATTGATTGAATTTCTTTATTCGAATCAAGAACAAGCATACCATTTGCTGTTTGTTGTGTTAATTTTACTCTTGGCGAACTTATCGCTATTTTATAAACACCTTGTATATCAACTTCTATTGAGTGTGTTAGTAGGGCGTTTAAATCATATAAACCAAATGCCCCACTACCGTCACTATTTTGAATAGTTGTAGCAACGTCCATTATGCTTCCTGCTGCCAAGACTTCTGCTAATGTCGGAATACCTCCTGTTATCTGTTGGTTATTAATATACGTTACTCCACTATCTGTTACAATTACTCCGCTACTATTTAACACTGTTACTCCGCGAAGGTTAGGCATTACTACTACTCCTGATGATGATAGAATAGTAATATCCGTTGCGTTATCTCCTACATAGTTTCGTGTTCCTGTTACAATAACATTTCGTGCTGTTGCCGATACTCTGTTGTCGTTTGTTGAAACTAAATTATTATTTAGGTGTTGTGGTAGATTCGGATTCGTTGGTTGTGGTGTTGGTGTCCCGTCCGCATATTCCAAATCACTTCCTAAAATATTTATCGTTTGACCAACAAAAATATCTGCATATTTGATACGGATAAATTCACACTTCGTTACCTGACTTATTACAGGGTTATAATCATAAATTTTATTTAACCTTAATAAATGCCCGTCAACAAAAAACTGATTTCTGAAATCCAATGTTAGTATGTCTTTTGGGGTTAGCGCAAACCAACCAATAACTATCTTTGAATCTTTATCGGTAATTTCATCAATGAATTTTTTATAATACTTATTGAACAGATTGTTATTCGTGTACTGCGTGGTATTGTAAAATAGTTCTAACGGAACACCGAAATCTAAAGCATACGATGGTGTCAACGGTATATTAGGCATTCCACTTAACGGATAAACGGTTTCTGTTGTGTCGCCTTCAACTAACGACTTAAATGTATATGGATTGTTTGTTGTTTTCGCCCCGTCAGTAAACTGAATAATCCGAATATTAAAACCATTCATTGTTCCAATATTACCAGCACTGTTCACGTTGATAATCTGCGGAATAATTCTATCAGTTCCGCCAACCTGCACTGATGGCGTTGCAGAAAATATTACTTCTGTTAAATTTGTATTCTTTAAAAAGTCGTTCGTTATAACTTTTTTAAATTCGGAATACGTTTGACCGTGTGCGTCCTGACATTTTTTATTCCAATAGTCTGAATCTTCTTTATACTTATATCTATATTGGTTTGCATCGAGCGCACCCATTGGTAATAATACCAACTCTTTCGATGTGTCTAATTTACTTGTCCAGTCTATTGTCGTTCCTCCGCTGTAAAAATCATCGCGTGGTTCTATGTTTAATTGCTTCGTAGTATTTTTATCTTCGTCAATATAAAGATTAAACATTTGAATTATTGACTTGAAGAAATCTTTTATCTTTACTTTTTTAGGTATAGCGTTTTCCATGTAAAGATAATCACCGTCACATAAACCACTATTAACAACTTCGTTCCAAAAATAACCATTTGTTATGTCTGTGTTCTGTCCCGAAACACCAACCATTGCCACTATTACAACATCACCCGCATATAACTTTACGTTTAGTGCGCTTACATAAATATCTTGTGCTACAGCGGAATCAATAGCAGTAAAAGCATCGGAGAGCATTGTATAGCTTCCATAATCATCAGGGTTCCCTCCTAAATACTTCGCTATTCTTAAATACACAAACTCGTCTGATGGGGTCGCCTGTGTTGTTAATTGTGAATAAATATTATAATATCCTGTTTTGTAAACCGTCCACCTATATGTACCTGTGTCGTACTGACTACTTACGTCCGAAACGTCTGTATTGAATTTTATCCAGTCTCCAAATAACTGCCCTGCCGCTAACACTGTTTGAGGTACTGTTAATTGCGCCTCAAAGAATCTCGGTGTTGTTTGGCTTTCCTTTAATAGAAGTGCTTGTTGGTTGAACGGAATAATTAAGTGTTTAAATAAAATCTTATCGTTTAAAAAAGCACTTGACCATGTATAACCTGCCAACGCAAACATTCTTACAAGGTATTCTCTGACATAAATTGCGGGGGCGAAATCTTCTACATGATATTCCGCCCCGTTTGTTTTGCCTAAATCAATTAATGGATACATATAACCATCCCCCTGTAGCACGCTCCAAGATGCCATTATATTTGACTTTAGATAATAATGGTCAAGGTCTGACCAGTTTATATCTGTCAACTCTTTATCTCCCCACTCTGTAAAGATATTAGCAACCTGCCCCCTTATCGTTACTTCATATTCTATACTGTTTTCATCATTGCGATAAATACGAAGCATCTGCAAGTAACCTCTTAATTGCGGGAGTTCATCAATGTATATTATACATTCGGCTTTTATGTTTGGATTAAAATTACAATCAATATCTATTTCAAATATGTACTTAAATAAATTGTCGTTGTTCTTACTGCCCGGTATCTTAATTGTCTTTGAGTAGCTCGCATCTCTGTTTTCTGGTTGCCGAATATCTGCAATAGAATAGTTCAACGAATAAATTACATCGTCAGAAAGGTCAATCGTTCCGCTACTTATTAAATCTATTCGTGTTCTCATTTATTGTCGTTGGGAGTATCTATCGAAACAAAATTGTAGTGTCAAATCCAAATTAAACATCTTGTCGTTTAGGTTTGTTCGTGTTGTAAATTGGCTATCTATACAGGTTACAGGCACAAGTTCATAACCCACTCCGTCAACGTCAAGTGTATCAATATAAATTTCAGGGCTTTCAACTAATGATTGAAGTAAGATATTTTCATAATCGTTTAACCAATCTGATTTTAGTTTCAGCGTGTCTTTCATTCCTGTAAAAAAACTTTTAGTTCCTCTATCTGAAACGCTATACCCGTAAGCTCTCTCGCTTGTCAACCCCCCGACTGGTGGTTTGTATTTAGTTCGTGATATTTCTGTTTCGGTTGTACTTTTTTTAATAAAATTGAACGATTCAAACGCACCCAATTTATTTAACCAATGTAAACGATAGTTGGTGTATCTACATTCGGTTGTTTCGATACTCCATTTATACGTTGATGATGTTGCAAGTCCTGTAAAGTATATCTCATATCTTGTGGCTGTTGATGCTATAATGTTTCCGCTACCGACATAATCTGTTACCAATAGTGTTATTAAATTGAGATTGTTTGTTCCGCAACCGAATCTAACAAAATGGTGGTTGTCGTTACTGTTGTCGTTTTTTGAATTAGCTACAGAACAGTCTCTGATTAACGTCCCTGCTGAATTATAAACCTTTACTCTTGCTGCATTGAAGTTACTTACTGATGTTTGATTAAAATATAACCAAGTATCTTGCTCGAGTTTTATTTTTCGTGTGAATAGCGAATTGAAATAGTTTAAACATATTCCTCCGCTTGAATTAAAACTTAATTGATTGTAATTTTGAAATGGCAAGTAATTTACAAGCCCGTTCCAAACATATAATGTTCCTGTTGTCGCTTCGCCTGTTGTTTCGGTTATCACCCCAGCAAATTCTTCTTCGTGTCCGAAACTAACCGAATACGCTTTGAAACTTTTTGTATTCGCCTGAAACGAATAAGTTGATTTATCTATATCGCTTGTTAAATATGTTTCAAGTATTCGCCCGATATTAAAAACCCCACTTCCGTAAGTTAAATCGGGATAACATTTTACCTTTATAGTTTCCGAGCCTATCGTTATAGTAGCGATGTATTTGTAATTCGTGTTGACATAATGCGGGTCAGTAACAACAAATATTACATCGTTATATGCGGGTTGGAATTGTTGCGGTGATTGTGCTATTGCGTATGCCATCTATTATACTGTAAATTGTAATTCAATTTCTTTTTTCAAAACTTGTTCAATATCTTTTTTCATCTTTAAATATAATCCATCGTTTATTACATCACTAAAAAAGTAGGTTGGTTTGATTCCGTGTTTCTTTATGCCTCTTGCGATTAGAAACGCTAACTGTTTTCTCTTGACTAATTCCGATGTCTGTTTATATGCTTTACGAATCGTTTTATTTTTTACTGCTTTTATTTTTTTCTTACGGAGTTTTGATGTATCGTTTTTTAATCCACGAACTTTTATAAATTCCATCATTGCGTCCATCGGTGGTTGTTTACTTCCTTTCTTCCTTCCTTCATCTACCCACTTCCAGTAGTCCTCCATCAATAACTGAAAACTTATTTTAGTTCCTTGTGGCAATATCTTTACATCAATACTTTGGATTAATCTGCCCGGTTGGTCTTTGTCGTGCTCCCGTAAATTGTCTGCCAACTGTTTTATAATATCATCCTTATATTTAAAGAAAACCGAAGAAACGCCATCACCAACCGATAACTCCGAAGCGGTGTTGAATAAACTTTTATCCCGACCTCCTTTAATTCTTATAGCCATCTATCTGTGATTGCAACCATGCTTGTTTATCCTTATAGTAACATAGTGTATTCATAAATTCAATTACATTCATATTGAGTAAGTAATCCCATTGCTCCCGTCTGTTGTTGCTTAAATTATCTAACGTCAGGAACCAGCCCCAATACCCAATGAATCCATCTGCTGTTTTAATTTCCTGTTCGCTTCCTTCGCTTTCAACATCGAATAGTTTACGGTAGCTTCCATTAAACTTTCGTAAAGTTTCAAAAAAAAACCACTCAAAGAAAAAACGTCCGACATCATTATATTTTCCTTAATTATTTCAGCGTTCTTATTTCGTTGTTCTAATTTTAAAACCCCATCCTGATAATATTTATTCCGTTTGTTTCCGAATACATTTACAGGTACAAAGAATATAGCGAGTATGTTGTGCAGGTTTTGATTTACTGTTTCTTTATCTTTAGTGTAGTTGCTTAAATCAATATACTCTCCTGCTGATATAGTATTTAGTTTTGTGTTTACTTTAAATCGTTTACCGCTTAACTTTATAAATTGCTTTATCGCGCCACCTTCGGGCAACGTGTAAATAAATGTCGTTGCGGTGATACATTGCTTGAGTGCTGTTACCGACATACTTAATATTTTATCCTCGCTTTCACCTGATAAAATAGATAATACCTTTGCGTGTCTGTCGAGTTCGTCCATATCTATCTCCGACAATTCTGTTATCTGAATGTACTTTTTGAGCGATACCTCACTCCATTTGGTTGGTAATTTCATTGATAGATGTTTAAATAATATAGAAATTATTAAGTAAAGTGCTTACTTATTTACGAAATAAAATAGTTTTGTTTTTGTGGTGGGCGAAGCTGACTAACTAATTAAAAGATAGGTAGTTGAAAAATGGGTGTTTTTTGATTTATCCGATAGCATAAATACCTTTAACGGCTAATTTTTTATAAGCATTGTAACCTATTGCTGATGCCATCACTCCATCATCGTGAAAACCTGACGGTGCAGAATACTTAACTCCTTTTGTTTTCGGGTTGTATTCATAAGTAAACAGGTCGAGTTCCTTTAGTAGCCAGTCTTTATCTAAAAATTTTACTTCCTTATTTTGTGTCGCCACCACCAACTGTTCTATTATATCCTGTTTGCTTTTCGATGTGGTTATAAACGGGCTTATTAGTTCTGAATTATTCACGCTGTTTTTTACCTGTTCAAATATCGGGTCGCCAACTCCATTCACCTCTACTAAAGTATGGCAACCAAATTCATTTATTCTTTGCGTTACCTTATTCACAATCATTGCCCATGTATCCTGATGCCAACGTTCAATATAATACTGCTCACCATTGCTATTGAATACAGACAACACAGTGTAATCGTCTGCCCTTCCAATATCTAATCCTGCATACATTCGTGGCGTTCTTTCTGCGCTTGTAATGGTAACAGGATTAGTAAATAGCCCACTGCCACCATCTACAAACTCCGCTAAATACTCCTGCCTGAATACATGGTCGGGTAACGTTTCTCTTGCATCGTCTATCTCTGTTGGGTTAATTATTGGATTGTCGTAACTTGTCATATTGAATGACTTGTACTGCTTATTCTGACCTGACAACGAATGTATCCTGTGAAAATGATTCTTACCTTTTGGAGTTGATAAAAACAAAACCTTTTTACCTCTCACTAATACTGTTGCCCGCAATACCTCTGTCCATGCTTCGCTATCTATATATGCAAACTCATCACATATCAAATAATCAAATGTTTCGCCACGAATATTGTCGTACCGTTCTGCTGAATAGAAATTGATAGTGCTATTGTTGTGGCTGGTAAATGTAAGGTCGGTTTTGTTCTTGTTTTTAAAAACAAATTGAGATGCAGCAAAAGCGTTGTCTATCTCATCAAATACTTTCTTGCATTGCTTATATATCGGAGATACCCAACCTATCTTACAGTTGGGAATATTAAAGAACCAATCTAATGCTTGATTTTCTCCTAATAAAGATTTGCCAAATTGCCTACCGATAGCTAACGAGTAGTACTTGTACGGCTCATTCTTTATCGAGTTGTGTATCAGTAGTTGGTTCTTGTGTGGCTGGTATAGCTGAACCGAAAGCGGCTGCGACATTGGTTATTGTTGATTTTACTTCCTGCTCTGTTTTGTCTTTCCAATAGTCTTTATTGATGTTTTTTAGTGCGAATATTGCACCACCAAAAGTAAATGTGTCGAGCTTCTTTTCATAGGCATTTTCAATAACAGCCATCGCTCTACTTATAATTGTACTAAACACTTCTCCTTCCTTATCAATATCCCCGTCCATCCATCTGTGAAATGTTGCCCTTGAAACATTCAAATAAAGACACACCCCTGTTATAGTTAGTACCTCTTTATTTTCGATACACCACTCAAAATAGTCTTGTAATTCTTTCTCAAGGTCTTGGGGTGTTTTAAATACCTTTGGGCGACCTCCGTTGTTTCCTAATGCAAATAGGTTATGTTTTGGGGCTGGCATTATTCAAATGTTTTTTGGTAAGCGATATTGTGTGTGTTATTACAGACGTAATCGGTTATTCCGTTTATTCTTAATTGAAAATTAGTTGTTGTGAATTGAGATTGCCAACTTATTGTTAGTTGGTCGGCTGTTTTGAAGTTGTAAGTGTTTGTTCCTAATTGGTACTGATAGGTTAAACTATCGGTTGAATTAATCCATATTTGTAAGCCTTGCGGGTAGTTATCGAGTTCAATATTGTAGGTATATTCGGTTGTTGGTGTTGTCGCGGGTTTTGGTTCGTCCTGTTCCTTCTTGCAACTGAATAAAAATAGCAGTATAATAACTATTGGCAATATTTGTTTCATTACTTTTTTCACTGTTTGTAATTTAGTTTTTAGTAGTGCTTTGCCTCTCCTTATTAAATCGGGTTCGCAATTTTCACAAATCCAAGCATCGCAGGGTTCGCAATACGTTACAGGCTTTTTGCTTTTATCGTTGTCGAGTAATTCACATACCCGGCATACTCCTTTAAATTCCATTTGCCTGTTCGTAATCCTTTATCATTTGTGCTAAGTGTAGAAGCATTGCGCTTACACAGCTTGAACAACTTTGATTTACTTTTTGCCCCAAGTTAAATTCTCTTTCGTAAATCGGGAACAATCCGTCTGCCCCTCCGATATACTCTCCGCTTTTTGCGAATAGTTGTATGATGTGAAGATATGGCTTTATACTAATATAGCAACTTTCAGTCATAGTGCTTAGTTATTTTCATCGTGCCAAGATTTTATTTTATTTATGCTTTTTGTTTCGGTTTGTTTCTCTATATATTCAGATGTTGAGTGTAGTAGTTCTGTTACCCTGTCCCCTCGTCTTGGATTCATTTTAATATAAGTTTCATCGCCATAAATATCGGTAAAAATATCCTTCATGTTCCTGATTTGAATCGGGTTTACAGAGTACCTGCCACTTTCGGCTATCATTGTATATATTATTAGCCCAACCGCTTCGTCAAGTGATATGAAATACCTGTTACATATTTCAACTACTTTCTTTTCTTGTTGTTCTTTCCAAAGTTCAAATATATTTCCGCTTGTTTCAACTACATTATAGAATCTTGCAACTGAATGTCCTGCGTTTAGCGTTAGTCTTTCGGCTATTAGTTTGCTTGCACCATAAACCGTTTCGGGGTTACATGATTTACAGGTAGATGTTAGTATTATCTTTGAGTTCTTAAATGCGTTTAGGATGTTTTGCGTTCCTATTGTATTGATATTTAGTGTTTCGATTGTTTCATCCTCGCCAAGCGGTGCGTGTTTTGCTCCTGCACAATTAATAACATAGTCGGGGCTGGTGTGTTTGTCCTGCCATTCTTTTATCGAATACCAATTAGTAACATCCATTGTATCTATGTCGGTGCAATATACTTTAGTGTTTATATTTTCAAGTCGT